GAGGTTCTCCAATTTAGTCGATTCCAAAAGTTTTGTTTCTGTTTTCATTTCGTATAACTTGGATACAAAATCCCAGTTTACTACTTTCCAAAAGTTTGCAATGTATTCGTCTCTTTTGTTTCTGTATTTCAGATAGTATGCGTGTTCCCATAGGTCCAAACCTAATAGTGGAAAACCACCCCCTTCAATAACATTCATCAATGGATTGTCTTGATTTGGTGTTGACATAATCTTCAGTGTGTTTTTTGCAGTTAATACTAACCAAACCCAACCTGAACCAAACCTGTCTTTTGCAATTGTTTCAAATTTTTTCTTGAACGTTGGAAAACTACCAAACTCTTTTGTGATTTTTTTGTAAAGTTCTCCCTCAAGTTTTTTTGGTTTCGGAGTCAACATGTTCCAAAACAACGCGTGGTTAAAAGCCCCACCTGCATTATTTCTTATTGATTTATCAAAACGACTTATTGTTTTTATTATCTGTTCAAGTTCTAAATCTCCGTATTTTTTCTTAGATAATGCGTCGTTTAATTTGTCTACGTACCCTTTATAATGTTTGTTATAATGGAAGTCCATCGTCTCTGGGTCAATGAACTGTTTCAGGGCTGAGTAAGAATAGGGTAGTTTTTCTATTCCAATTTTCTTCATTTCTGTGATTAACAACTCTTTCTCTCGGTTAACTTTTTGTTCTACTATTTGTGTCTCGAGTTGTTGAATCTTCTCTACTATTTTATTCATGTTTGGATTATTCTTTGATTATAAATAATCCAGTGTTTGGTTATTTTCTATTTTCATTAATTCTCTTTAGAATTTCTTCCGCGGTGTCGGAGGTGTTTTGGTTATCACCCATCACTGTTGCGATTACCTGTTTCTTGTTGTTTAGTATATCATATATGATACCTTCGATTGTGTTTTCGAATATTGGATAGTAAACTAATACGTTATTTTTTTGTCCGTATCGGTATGCTCTATCTTCTGCTTGTGCGTGGTCTGATGGTAAAAATGATAGGTCATTCATTATTACGGCCTCACCAGCGGTTAATGTTAAACCAACACCGGCTGCTTTTATATTTCCTACAAAAACTTTCACCTTTTCGTTTTCTTGGAAACTATCTACACTGTGTTGTCTTTCTGGTTTTGACATAGACCCGTCAACTTTCACGGCCGCTTTACCGAAGTGTTGACAGATTTTATTTAGTGAATCTGTAAAGTTACAAAATATGATTACTTTTTTATCTTGCTCAATAATGTTTTCAGCAAGTTCAATCGTTTCATTTATTTTTTCATCGGCAATAATTTGTCTCACCTTTGTAAGTTTGGTAAATTGAACTGTTAAAGATTTGGACTCCTCAGGATTTTTATCGTACCAATCGTAGTACTCACCCATAACTTCTTCATATGCTTTTGATTTTAATCTCAGATAGACAGGAGTAATAATTTTTTCAGGAAGGTCTAATACGTTTTCTTTTAATCTTCTTAACACAAGACCAACAGTCCTGTCTCTAAGTTCTTCAAGGTTTGAGGAACCTGTGACATTCCAAACTTTTCTACCTCCAACATTAAATTGATATCCACTACAATATCTGATAGCATATGCCATCCAGTTTTTGGCGACAGGAGATTCAATAAGATTGAGTAGATTAAAATAGTCCATAGGTCTTGAGGTCATTGGAGTACCTGTTAACAACCATAACCTATCAACTCTTTTGGCGATATCGTTAATTAATTTCGTTCTTTGTGCGGTAGGATTTTTGATATAGTGTGCTTCATCAACGACCACCAAATCAAAATTGGCATCAATAATTTGCGATTCATCTTTTTTCTTAGTGTCATGAAAGTTTTTTATAATATCGTAGTTTATAATTACAAAGTCGTGTTCTGTACTAAAACTTTTACCTTCAGATATGAATATTGACCTGTCTGAGTAATTTTCAATTTCACGTTTCCAGTTAATCTTTAATGTTGCTGGACAAATAATAAGGACTTTTTTAGCTCCTGTTTCTAATGCGGCGATGATTGTTGAGGTTGTCTTCCCAAGACCCATATCGTCGGCCAAGATAAACTTTTTATTTTCAACAAGTTTTTGAATTGCCTCTTTTTGATGTTCCAATGGAGGTCTGTGTGAATATTTGTCGTAGTTGAGTACAACGTCTTTTACGGTATTGTCTTTAATGATTGCCGCTTTTGGTAACCAGAAGTCGTGTAGTTCTTCGTGGTCAAACACCTTTCCCCAAATATGGTAAGCCTTTTCTTTATCGGCTAATAGTTTTTCCACCCATACCTTTTTTGGTATTTCAGTATACAACTTATCGTCAGCCATTTTTTGCGCAAAGTAAGAATCAAGTATCACCCACTTTTTCGCAACCTTTGGTTGTTTATCGTGAAATGAAATGATGTACTCTGATTGGCTTCTTGTTGGGTAGAATTTTTTATTAATTTTAGATTTTCTTTTTAGTTCAAGTAAATAATTGTTCCCACCCTCGTAGGCTTCTAATAGAGACAACGCTTTTGATTCTAAACTAATATTTTCCATTATTCGAAATGAACACCATTACCATAGTTTATTAATAGTTCTTCTTCTTCATCTATATCCCTTAATGCGTAGAATATAAAAGTTCTGTCTTTTTCATTGGTATACCACTCAACGCTTGGTGTTTCTGAGTGATTATAATAAGACCCATAACCTAAAACCAACGCGTGTTCCCTCCAATCCCGAGACCGTGGAAAACAGAACGTGTAGTTAGAGAATACTGGTATCGTTTCATTGTGACTTTGAGGAAAAGAAATAAAAGGGCAAACGTCTATAATATCACCCTTGGTTATCGGTTGCGAAGAAAAAACTCCTAAATTATGTAAGGAACTATTCTTAAGGTAAATTTTTGTTGGAGGTGCAATTTTCATATTTGAGTTAAATATAGTTATATAATGAGTATTTATCAATATATGCAAAAATTAGTTCCAATAACAAGGTTAGGTAAATTCTTCGGAGCCGAGGATTATGATTTAGATATCGGTATGGGAGAGGAGTGGTTATTAGGTGATATGAACTTTACCGTAGTTCTATATCGTATTGATAGAATAAAAACAGAAACAGACAATGTGTATGGTGAAGTTTTGGAAGACGGTATACAGTTTTTAGCTCCTGTCGAATTGAAGGGGTTGGTACAGGTTATGGCACCGACAAACAAATTACTTGGTAATTCTAAAATTGAACAACAAGAGCCGGGTAATATGAAGTTTAGTATATATCAAAAAACCCTTGATGACTTAGGAGTTGAAATATTCTTGGGTGATTATTTGGGGTATTATGAAACTGAGGACCGAGTTAGATATTATGTTGTTAGTGATGATGGTTATGTTAAGTCCGATAACAAACACACATATGGTGGATATAAACCATTTTATAGAACAGTTGTTGCAACATATGTAAGTGAAAACGAATTTAGAGGAATATAATGAACGTTGTAATTACAGAATCTCAATTCGATTCCCTTTTTTTAGGTAAAAAAGTTATGGTATACTTTAATCTACATAAAAAAACATTTTCTGTGTCTTATGATAATAAGGTCATAATACATGCGGACTATGTAAAATTGGGAGATGTTGAGTTCAGAGTTAGAACAGGTGGTAGAGATAGGGTTAGGTCTGAGAAACAAAAGAACGTACATGCGTTTGTTATTGGAAATTTGTTAGAGTACTGTGAATACCCTTGTGAAAATATTCCAAATCCTCCATCAACTAATATTATAACATATAACCCATACAAAAACGAAACCTTTGTATATAAAGATGGTGGTCAGCCAATATACACAGCAAAGGAAGTTGATATGATTAATTCAACCAATAAATTATTTGTAGTAAAGAAATAAGATGCCATTACCAAAACAGGTTAAACCTACATTACCTTTAGTTCCAAAAAAAGAATTGTCTGCTCGTAGAGAACAATTGCTTGAATTTATCAATAAGGATGGAACGTATTTACCCAAATCGGTTTTACATGCGGATTTGGATAGAGGAATGTTGGATTTTGTTAAAGAAGAATTAAAAGTTGTAACCGCGGGTAAAATTGTTCCGATGGTTGATATTATTATAACGACTCAGAACTGGGCACAATATTCTGAAACCGCTCTGTTTTCAAATCTCGACTTCAATCCTGAACCTCCTTTTATTACAGTGGTAAGACAACCAGAAGTTAAGTTTGGGACAAACCCATCGTTACAATACACTATACCAAATAGAAAACAGTTTTATTATGCCTCTGTCCCAACGTGGAATGGTAATGAACAAGGTATGGACATTTATACAATACCTCAGCCAGTTCCTGTTGATATCAATTACAGTGTGAAGATTATCTGTAATAGAATGAGAGAGTTGAATCAACTTAATAAGATTGTTATGCAGAAGTTTTCTTCAAGACAAGCATACACCTTTATTAAAGGACAGTACGTTCCAATCATAATGAATAATATTTCTGATGAATCTCAAACAACATTAGAATCAAGAAAATATTTTATACAAAATTATGATTTTACAATGTTGGGTTATTTGATTGACGAAGAAGAGTTTCAAGTAAAGCCCGCAATCGCAAGGGTTGCACAAATAATGGAGTTGGATACAACAGTATTGAAAGGTAGAAGAGACAAGTTCCCAAAAAATCCTGATGAATTTTTATCTAACTTTTTATATGTTGTAGGAAGAACAAGTTTGAGTGATGTTATTGATTTCACAGCAAACCTATCATTCATTGATTCAACAAATGTTGAAAGTTACGATGTTTATATCAATGAAGATTATTATGGTAGTGATGTACAGGAAATTCAAATCACAACAAACGATGTTTTAAGAATAGACATAGTAAAAACTGACAACACAAAAGAATCTTTAATTAAGTTCGAATCTAAGTTAGTTTAATCTTCTCCGTATATATCTTTTTTTTCTTTACACTTTTCGAGGATTAGGTTTTCAAGAAATTTATAAATCTTTATTCCTCGTTTATCACAGTACTTTTTCAGTATCTCATGTACTTCAGGTGATATTTTAATGTTCTTTATTTCTTTGGTTGTTTTCATAGGTAGAAAAAAGGCAGAATTAATTCATACTCTTTACAAATAGATATTCAAAAGTCAAGTTTTTTCATTCAGACACTAATATTTATCAATAAAATAAATCTGCAATAGAATAATTTAAAGAATGGCAACACAAGTAAATCAAAAGGTATATGTATCACCTGGAGTATACACATCTGAAACCGACTTATCATTTGTTGCTCAGAGTGTGGGTGTAACTACATTAGGATTGGTGGGGGAAACAATTAAAGGTCCCGCATTCGAACCTATTTTTATAACCAACTACGATGAGTTTCAAGCATATTTTGGGGGAACGGAACCTACAAAATTTGTTAACACACAAATCCCTAAATATGAAGCGGCGTACATCGCCAAATCTTATCTACAACAATCTAATCAACTTTTCGTAACGAGAGTTTTAGGATTGTCTGGATATGATGCTGGTCCATCTTGGAGTATCAAGGTGATAGCTAACGTAGACCCGTTAACAATCGGTCTTAATCCAACATCGGGAACACCATGGACTGCGATATTTTCGGGTTCATCATCTGGTAATACCGTAGAGTTTATTGGAGGTGCTTTACCAACATTTGTTCAATCAAACCTAAATGTACAATATAGATTATCTGACGGAAGTACTTCAAGTTACCAATTAGATTTCAATACTAATTTAGATTCAGTCATGGATGACCCATCATTATCAGCAACTACTTCAGTTGTATATGGTGCAATTCCTGAAAACGATTTCTACAATTTAACTAATGTATATTCAAACGTAGTAAACGAATTTGGTTCAGACACAGTTAACTTAGCTACGAATGATTTATCTTCAGATTTGAATGACCCTTGGTATTATTCTAACTTCGATGTTACTACGGGAAATAATTATTCTGGTTATTCATTCTATTATGCGGTTACCAACTTAACCTCTAATGGTGATAGTTTTACTGGAACTGTATCAGGTAACTCTTACATTTTCTCAGGAACCGCTTATACAGATTATAACAACATGGTTGTTGCAACTTTACGTTCAAGAGGTATTTCTCTTTTTGCAAATAATGCGGATAGTGACCAACACGGTCCAATATATGAAGTAAGTGGTACATCTGATGTTCAATTAGTTTGTACTGAACAATATTCAGGAGTAACACAATCACCATTTGAATCCTTCTTGATTTCAGGTGTAACTAAAGACGGAGATAATTTCTCTTTTGAAACTTCGATGTCAGCGGCTTCATCAAAATATATCACTAAGGTATTAGGTGTTGACAACTTTGGAAAATCAAGAAATGAGGTTCCTTTGTTTGTTGAAGAGATTTATCCATCTAGTTTAAATTATGCTTACAATCAAGGATATATTCGTGGTTTGAGTTGTGATTTAATTGCTTTGGAAGATGCTAGAAGTGAAAATCCACAATCTATTGCTTATAAAGTAACACAATATAAATCACCAAGTACTCCTTTCTTAGTTTCTGAATTAAGAGGTAATAAAGTTTACAACCTATTCAAGTTTATCTCAATCTCTGATGGAGACGCGGCTAATACTGAAGTTAAGGTTTCTATTGCTAACTTATCTTTTAATAACATGACATTCGATGTGTTAGTTAGAAACTTCTTCGATACTGATGCGAATCCTGTTGTTATTGAAAAATTCACTAACTGTAACATGGACCCGTTATCAAACAACTTCGTTGCAAAGAAAATTGGTTCTAGTGATGGTGAATACGCGTTGATTTCAAGATATATTATGGTTGAAATGGCTGATGAGGCTCCTGTAGATGCTATACCTTGTGGATTCTACGGGTACACTCAAAGAGAGTATGAATCAGTATTGAATCCATCACCTTATATTGTCTATAAAACAAAATACTACTTCCCTGGTGAAGTAATTTATAACCCACCATTCGGAGCTTCGACAAACGCAACAGAATCGGCTGGTGATATTGTAAGAAGAACTTATTTAGGATTTTCAAATCAATTTGGAATTGATGAATCGTTT